TTAGCGGGAATAAACTTTCGTTTAAAAAGTGCTTTCCCTTCTTTTGAATGTCCTTTTGGGTATCTTAGTGTATTACCATCTTCATCTACGGCCTCAAACTCTTTACCGGGAGGTGCCGGGTCTACAAAATACTTTTTAACCCACACATGCCCTGCACCACCGGGATTTGTGGTTGCACGCATGTAAATTGGTAAGTCCGCTGCAGTGGACCTTAGCCTAGAACGAAGGTAGTCCCACGCAAAATGTGTGGGCCATTGCGTGAGTTCGTCAAAGCCAATCCAAGAAAAGGATAACCCTTGGTATCGAAGTACGTCTTCATCTCGGTCGAGATAAGACAGCCACAATCTTCCTCCCTGTGGGGAGGTCCACTGCATCTTGCGTTCCGACCATTTTATGCCGGGAATTACTTTGGGGTATAATTCTTGAGATTTCCATACTAATTCTCTTAATTCCTCTGTGGTCCTACGTAATAGTAGACCAGAAAATTGTGGATGACTTAGGTAGCGTAAAGGATCAGCTAACATGGCGTAACTCTTACCGCCTCCGGCTGCACCTCCGTATAAAACTTCTCGTTCGGCAGAAGCTAGAAAGGCTGTTTGTGGCCCTTCATTGGGCTTAAAAAGGATATTGTGTTCTTGTTCAAGAGCAAGACTCTCTGGCTCAGTTTCGGTAATCTTTATCTTAGTGCTGGGCGTATCCTTCGTTGCTTTCTTTTCTTTCCTTTTTCGCTCCTGTATGTTTGCTCTCAATTTCTTCAAGCTTTTGGAGGGCGGCTTCATACTTTTTAAGCCAGAGCTTATAAGTTTCTGCCTTACCCTTCCTTTTCTTTTCGATTTGGACTCGCTTTCTGAGGCCAACGTGGGAAATTTGTCTTCCTGATTTGTCACTTAACCACCTTGCAACTTCTCTATAAGAGTATTCCTTTAGGTAATCTTTTGCTAACTCAAGAGCCTCTAGCTCTTCAATAATAGGCATGAGCAAATCATCATCTGTTTCGTGCTCTACATAACCAAAAGGAATGGTTTTACTTATGCGGGGTATTGGTAGCCAGTCTTCATCGTCTTTTAACCCAACAGGATCGGGCATCTTAAAGTAGCCTAGATCATACATGAGTATCTTTTGGGGGTAAAAGCATAATGCCGCTTGGCGCTGTAACCTCAACCTTATCGGTTTTGTGTATTCCTACACGGTCTAACAGTTCCTTTGCGGCATTTAGTCTATGTTGATTACCCAACTCGGAAGGGTTATTTAGAACATCAACCATCGAACGCGCAGCTCTAGGCCCGTTCATAGCTAAGTACTCTCTGGTAAGCTCAAGCACTTCGTCCTTTAAGGTTCGTACTACACCTATTGCACTTGTAGTATCACTATAGCCTGCTAAGGTTTTAGCGGTAGTATAATCTCCGTTCGCTTCTCCAAACAATACCTGCAAAAAAGTTTGCTGCTTTGTGGATAATTCTCGCGCCATATTATTGACTATTCCTATTTCTGTGTTATGGACAACCAACCGTTTGTGGTTGAGTCTTAGCACCTTCTTCAGCACCTTCTGGTGCTTGTTTTTTTTCCTGTCTTTTAACCTCTAACAATTCCTTTGCAGCCTGCTCTAACAATGCCTTTGCAGCCTCTACTCTAGCCGCCCCTTCGTCAGCAGGCTCAGTCTCCGGTGCACGGGTTGTATCGTCCGCCCATTCTTTGATCTGATCCTTTACCCCTGTGTCTACCGGATTGACGCCAGCATTGTTAAAGGCCATTTGACTGCCCAATGCAATTGCTATCACAAGTGCAATTAACACAACACCAGCTATAAAGGTTCTTTGTCTAGATCTTAGTTTCATTTTACATCTTCCAAAATATTGTAACGAAACCACCAATTAGGGTCACAGTAGATCCCATAATTAGGGCTTCAAGTCTACGTATTCTACCTGTTAGAGACTCGATTTGACGTTGTGTAGCCTCTGTTCTAACTACACACTCTCTTTCGTGGGCCACTAACTCGGCCTGTACATGTGAACTGGTTACTCCCATATCTAAGGACTAACTTTAACATTGGTAAAGTCTTCTGTACTTACTTCGTTATCTTCTTGCATTTGTTCAAGTATGCTCTTCGTAGTTTTTTTATACATTTTCTTTGATTCTAACATATCCGTGGGTTCAACTCCTTCGTCTGCTTCACGTCTTCCAAATAACATTGTCACATTAACTCGTCTATTATCCCAGCCGGGATAAAAATTCACGTCCGCTGTTTTGTGAAACAAATTAGAGTCAAACATAACACATCTATTATACTTATACGGAATGTAAATAGCACCTGCATCTTTAAGGTACTCTAACACTTCCGTCTTATCGTCACCATTATAGCGCACAAAATCCCAATCAGGGGGTGCGCCCTTATCCCAAATCCACATACCACCGGTTTTACCTACGTCATTTTCGGGATCGTAGTCCTTGTTGGCTTGTGTATGGGTAATCCAAAAGTTGACATTTATGGCGGCAAAGTCCGCATGAATATCAATTCCGGGGCATTTCGGTTCATATTTAAATGCCCACATCTGAGCAAGATTACGCTTATTACTATTATTAAACACTTTAGGCATATTCTCAATCATCTCAAGAGCCAAAGTTTCTAATATCTGTGGAGTAAAACCACTTTCCCTAAAGGCTCCAAAATAGCCTCTACCATAAATCGTGTTCCAAAACGGAAACTCTTGGCAGTAATTTTTTAGTTTTACCAGAGCCTCTGCATCCATAAAGTCGTCAATAACAACAATGTTAGGATTACTATTTACGTATTGGTCTTCAACTAAATTAAACGGCAGCTTTAAATTCAATGCACCTTTTGGATGCGTGTGATGAGGAATCCCTAACTTTCCGGTATTTAGCATCCACAATAAATGCCCAATATCGTGAGCCTCTTTCATCTGCATCATATATTCATTAAAGGGCTGTGTGTTACAGTTATCAAAGGGCGTAGGTTGAGCTACCTTTGCCTTTTCTGCCTCTTTTTTTACCTGTTTAGTTTTCTTTTCTTGCTTCGTCTTTGTCTTCCGCTTATTACGAGCTACCATTAAATTTATGCCTTTTTGCTACGTTTTCTCTTCTTAGCGGGGGCTTTCTTCGCTGCAGACTTCCTAGTTGGTGAGCCTACGGCAATCATAATACCGATACCTTCATCGGCCTTTTTATCTGGTACAACTTTTCCGCCGTGCATTTTCGCGGCCTTGCGAGCGGCTACTTTACCGGCTTTAGTGTACGGAAATACAACTGTGGGCATATTACCTTTTCCTCATAATTTGTAGGTCTTTTACAAGACCGCCTGTAGGGTAAGCATGTGACTTACCTTTATACATACCTCCACCTTTCATCTTAGGTGGAGCTTCCTTTTTAGGACTAGCGGCACGCTTTTTTTTGTTAGCCTGCAAAGTCTCGTTTCTTAAACGCTGCAGCATTAACTTACCCCAATTATTTTTTCTAACCTGTTTCAAGGACTGTCCCTTGGTTTCAGGGTTATTGTTCATAAACGCTCGAACTTCGGCATCTGTAAACTCTGCGTGCATAGACTAGTTCTCTCTTTAAATAGTACTACTAAAGGATTCTCCACAGCCACAACTAGATGCTACGTTCGGATTGTTAAGTTGTAGTGTGGCTCCTGCGATATCGCGCTTATAGTCGATATCCATATTTGTTAAGTATAGCACAGACAGCCCATCAATAACAAGCTTATGGCTGTCCGTTATATCTATAATTTCATCATTCTGTTGGGGACCATCGGTAAAGTCCCACTTATACGAGAACCCTGCACACCCGCCTCCCTTAACGGATAGGTGTACATGTGTTTTATCCTCCGATGTGCATACACCGGCTAGATAATCTTTCGCGGCACTCGATAGTGTTATACCAAAGGGCATCAACGTAGTTCCTGTTGCATTGTTGCTTTATCCTTACTGGCTGTCATTGGTTGACAATAACGAGTACGTAAGTAGAAACCTTCTCTGATAGCTGTATTTAAAGGGAACGCTAAACAAGCTTTCAAGGTCGGCCAAACTGCCAACTCCTCGGGAATTGGGTTTAACGTGATTGCCCCTAATGCGAACCACCTACAATTGGGCGCTAACCATAAAGGATGTAGCCCTGTAAGTTGTCCTCGTCTATAAGCTGCCATCACCTCCGGGGGTAATTTCCTACAAACATTTACTGACATAATCCAGATTTCTTCTGGATCTAGACTTTCTTCTTCAGCTGCTTTAGCATTATCCTGAACTGGTACAGCCGCTACAGATAGTAGGGGCCATACCAGTGAAAATAGGATAGCTAATAGTATAACTAAAATAACGGATTTTAATTTCATACATATTCGTTGTTAAGGTTAGGTAGGTAGGTTAGATCGCCTTTCTAATAGCCGCTGCACCAGCGCCCATAAATAGATAGTTGACCATTCCAGCCATGTCCATGTTACCTGTAATCCAAGCACCTATAGCATAGGCTATAGCACCTGCGGCAACAATATATGTTTTCTTACCGGGTAAAATATCTAGCATAATAATTTGTCTCCTTTAACTTGTGTATCATAGCTACAAAAGCTTAATCTTTATTCCATCCCTCTGCTTTCATAGCAGCGTATATTTGATGATATGGATAAGTTTTGCCGGTGCCAGCTGCAATAGCGGCCCGGACATAAACTACATCATGGTGAGGGAGCCTTATGTGCTCCTGAAAATTTGCAATACTCTGATAAAATGCTTCAAGAGTTAAATCGTCATACCATTGTAGCTTATTTTTGTTCATTGTCAAGTAGTTTTTTAAAGTATTTTCTGTTTGGGTCTTTAATATCCTTAAATATACCCCCTAATACAAAGCCCTCTGGCTTATGCCCGGTATGACCGCCTAAAGTATAAGCATAGCTTTCTAATAGGTCACTTAGATTTGGTTCTTTGTAATTGTCTGATTTGAGGACTTTACCGTCTTCTCTGTACACGGGTTGACCTTCATCGTCTAACTTAGACATGTTAGATTCGTGTACCCGACTAAAGGCCTCATCGAAATCCCAGCCATATGTATCTGCCATGCCAGCACATACAACAACTACATCGACCAGTTCCTTTAGGATATGTTCCGGTTGACCTTCGCTAATAGCCTCCATTAGCTCCTTAACCTCTTCTCGAATGAGATTCTTGCGGAGTAGGAGCAGTTCGGTGTCGTCTAACGCCCTTTGCTTTTGGGTGTGAGACACGAACCTAGCTTGCTGCGCACAGCCAAAGGCCCGGTGAAACTCGTACAAGCTATCACCGATAGACTTATAGTTCGATGAAGACATATAAGTAGAACTCCGTGTGTTAGTACAGATGGTACCACATTAATGTTGGCATGGTAATTGCACTACTTTAAAAGTATACATAGGCTAATGTCCTATTACAATGCTATAGTCTATCCTTTAGGATGCGTAGCCTATGTTAAGTTTTTTTTAATTATTAATGTATTTCTTTGAGAGGGGACTTTTAAATGTATACTTTAATGTGGGGGCTTCAATAGTCGCCATTATACACACATCCAAAAGTATGTCAACCCCTTACAGACATAAGTGTGATATACATGCCATATCTGTGTCATTTTTCCCATGAAACAGGGTATAGTGTGACATATATGCAACTACTATGTATGTATACTATACTGTGACCCTCCCCAAATTCCACTATAGTATTGCCTATTATTTAGGCACTAACCTTTATATGCACAAAACTTAGGCATATCCAAGTATCAGTTTCCAATGTGGTTAACAAATGTAAATCCTGATCTGTGTGCACCTATGTATATACTAACGTAGGCACCCCCCGTGGCCCACGTGGCCCCTGCAACTTGCCAGTAAAGACATGCCCTATGCCTCCTTCTGCAGAAATAAATATATAGTGCTCGCAACGGGTTAAGCATCCATATGTTGTGGGTCGTATCCAGCAATCAGGCATGTATACATTGTATGTGGAAACTGACACTGTATCAGTTGCACGCAATATGGGTGATTTTTTGGGGCAGATCCTACGGGGTAGAAGTGTTGGAGGCAGACTACCCCCATACGGTACGGTACCCCTTCCTTGTCTTGCTCATGCCATGCCCTACCTTGCCATGCCCTACCTTGCCATGCCCTACCTTG